GAAATTAACGAACTTTTCAAAACAAAATAAAATGACTATTGAAGAATTGAACAAAATCATTCAAGAAGAGCTTAAAGCTTACTTAAATGAAGAACAAACCGATGAAGCTTACCATGAAGATGGTGATGATGACATCGAAGTAACTACTGACGAGCCTGAAGAAGGTGGTGAAGATGAAGCACTAGATACTTTAAGACAAATCTATAACATGCTTAAGCCTATGGTTGAACCTGAGGATGAAGAGCCAGAAATGGATATGGAGGAACCCGCTGACGATGAAGCTGCTGATGAAGAACCTGAAGAGGAAATGGATGAAGCCGTAGGATATCCTAATTACCGTGCAGATCAAGTTAGTAAAGTAAAAGCTGATGCTACTGATGTTAATCAAGGATTAAATGAATCTGTAGATGCAAAAGCCCGCTTTAAAAAACTTGCCAATATACAAAAGTAATTTCAATGGTCAATATCGACGCTTTATTAAATGAATGGGCGTATAGATGTGAGAAGGGCTATCCAGATATGGATAGCCCCTCTGATCTTCGTGTTTTGAAAACCATTCTTAAAGAAGAAGGTATTACTATACCTCAGTTCCAACAAGTAATATCTGAGCAAGAAGAATCAGATGAACTTACTATAAAAGATATAGAAGATATCTTAAATCAAATTAAGGATGATAAAGCTGCTATTAAGAAAATATATAACTTTATATCTAATAGACCAGGAGAAAAGGGATTCTTCGGAATCGCAGATAATTCTAATGTCACTGATAAAACAGTAGATACATCTAATGCTCCACAAGTTATATTTGATTTATTATCTAATAGTGGTGACTTAAAAAAGTATATAGATTTTAATAAACCTGGATTTGGGGAAATTGGTAAAGAAGGTAATTTTTTAGATTTCTTTGAAGGAAAATCTGGAATAACAAAAGATACCCTTACTAAAATGTTTAATTTTTCAGGGAAAGAAAGTGGTAGAGGTGTAGGTAAAGGAGAAGTAGCTATGGCATTGTTATTTAAAGATGTTAAAATGGCTGCTGCGGGAGGTGGTGATTTAAATTGGGGAGGAAAATCTTTAGAAGTTAAAGGTTCTAGTGCCCGTTTAGGAGGAAGAGATAGAAAATTTGAAGGATTTGAACGCACAGCTTTAGGGCAACTAGCTACAAAATACGATAAATCCGATGAACAATTTAGAACTCTTATTCCCAATTTAGCAGATGAAGAAGGTTTAGATAAAAAGGAATTACTAGATGCTGTGATTGATTTTGAATCAAAAGCACATCCTAAAGGAGATGCTAAAAGGTATTTTACTGAAGATATGTTAGATAATCCTATTGAAATTAGAAAAGCCTTTACTAAAAACTTAATTAGACATTATTCTACTAGCAAAAATATTGACCATTTTATTTGGTGGAATAGTAATAATAAATTTGGTAAATATATATCATTTACTCCAGATGAAGCGGATGAATTAGTAGATAAAGGATTACTCCGAACTAATAATGCTGCTGTTTATCAGTTAGACCCTTCTATTTCTAAACCTTAATTTGGATTTTCATCTTTTTTTATGTATCTTCCCTTACTGTAGGGGGTAAGGGTAAGGGTCGCAACGGATCGCACAGTCGCACATTATGTCATTAAATAGTTTTTTCGATAGTATAGATACAGACGCACAGTTCGATGTGTGGAAAAAAACTATTACTAATAAATTAATTCACTTAAAAAATACTATCCCTATTGAAAATAGGGATGAACTTAATTATGTAGGTGAAACATTAGAGTTCATAAATTCATTAAATCTTTTAAGTAGTGATTTTTTAGCTCACCATCCCAATATGGATAATAAAAAGACTTTAGTAAAAAGGTTAAAAACTTGTAATTCTTTTTATAAAAAATTTGGAAATCAATAAATAAATTCGTATATTAAAATAAAAATTTTATTATGGCTAGATATCAACAACAAATGAATATTGCACTTGAACGTCTTGATCAAGGATTAGCACGTGTGCACAGTATGGTTAAACGTGGAAAAAATACTGAGGCAATCTACTTTATGGAGAATGATTTAAAAGAATTATATGAAGACCTTCAAAATATTATTAATATTGAACCAGGGGAAGGTAATCAATCACGAGTAGGATTTTTAGGAGGTAGATAAGATGATTGGAGCAGAACAAATAAAAGTTAATTTTGAAGACTTTAATGGAGTTTTAGAAGCTAATTTTGAAGGTGAACGTTTAGAAAAATTAAAAACCCTAACTGATTGCCTTAAAGAACGTATGATGTTTGCCCCGGCTTCATCTAAAAACTGGTTTAATAATGCCTTTCCTGGTGGTTATTTAGACCATGTATTAAGAGTAAATAAAATAGCTAACCAATTATATAAATTATATAATTTTCATGGAGCTACCGAATCTTTTACAGGTGAAGAATTAAATTTTGTATCTTTATTTTGTCAATTAGGTAAATTAGGAGATTGGAATAACGAGTATTTTACTAAAAATGATTCTGATTGGCACGTTAAAAACTTAGGTATGGTATATAAATTTAATGAGCATGTACCTGCTATGAAAGTTTATGATCGTACTATTTATCTTCTTCAAGATGCCGGTATTAAGATATCTCATAATGAATATCTAGCTATCAGAAACCAAGAAGGATTATTTGATGAAAGTAATAAATTTTATTTTTATAGTGGTCAAAAAGAAACCAAATTTAGAACCCACTTACCATTATTAATTCACCAAGCAATCCAAACAGCTCAAGAAATAGAATTCCAAATTTGGAGTTCTGGAAATTCGGTTATACATAAGGAATCTAAACCCGCTAATGCTTCCAAAGCTGATAAGACTATAAGGAAAGCTAAAGCGATAAACGTAGAAAATAACCCTAATTTCAACGAAAAAACGAAATCAATTATTGATTCATTCTTTACAGATTAAATGGAAATTATAATTGCAATATTATCATCTTTATTAATAGTGTCAGGCTTTGCTATTCGTAATGTTATAAAAAAGAACGAAGAATTAGAAGACTTTATAACAAAACAAAGTGAAGCTATTGATCAATGTGATCGTAGATTAAGTCAAATTGATGATAGAGGATCTTTTATAGCAGATGACGAAATAGGTTGGTTTTTTATAGAAGTTAAAAAAATCCAAGAAGCTCTAAATGAGTTTAGGTTAAGATGAAATTATATCTTGTAGATAAATTTATACCACAAAAAAGTACTGAATTTAATTCACACTTAATACCCCCTAATATCTTTCAAACCTGGGAATCTAATTCTGTTCCCAAAGGAATGTATAATGCTATTAATTCATGGGTTGAAAAAAACCCAGAATTTAACTACTATTTATATAATTCTGATGATAGGATTAAATTTGTAGAAAACTTTGACTGTGATGAATTTTCCTTTTCAAATAATGATTTATTAAAAGCTTTTAATAATTTAAACTACAATGCTGCTAAAGCAGATGTGTGGAGATATTTAATATTATATGTAAATGGAGGGATTTATACTGACATAGATACTAAGTGCATTATTCCCCTTAACGAATATATAGAAAAAAATAATAGTTTTGTTAATGGGTTAAATAATAGAAATCAATTATTTCAAACTTTTATATTTAGTGCTCCTAAACATCCCTTTTTAAAAGAATTAATAGAATTAGTTATATATAATATTTTAAATAAAAGATTCATAAATGAATGGCATACTTTAAAATCATTAACCGGTCCTACAACTATAAACTATGCTATAAAACAATATTTAAATTTACTAACAAATAAAGAAAAATCTTTTGAATCTGATATAAGTAATCAATACCATTTTAAATATGGGACTCATCAATTAGGTGGTCTAGAAGTAAATTTTATCCCTAATTTTGTAGATAATTATATAGAATTTCAATATGAGGGATATAAAGAAGAGGTAAATAAACTAGATTTACCTCATTGGCAAGATGTAAATAAAGGCATCTTTATAAATTAAAATGGCTAAAAAAAGAGGCAGAAAAAGCAAAAGACAATATTTTACAGAAGACACAGAATTAGCTATAATTGAATATTTAGCTAGTGAAGACCAAGTTTTAAGAAATAAAATTTATAATGAACGGATTCACCATTCATTTTATAAATTAGCAGAAAATCTTATCCATACTTTTAAGTTTTATTATACTGAAGTAGATGACCTTGAAGATTTAAAACATGAGGTTATTTGTTTTTTACTTGAAAAATTACACTATTTTAAAGTAGGTAAAGGTAAAGCCTTTTCTTATTTTAGTATTGTAGGTAAAAATTATCTTATATTATATAATAATAAAAATTACGCTAAGAAAAAAGGCAAAGCCGATCTTTTAGAAGTAGATACTGATAATGAAATTTTAAATGGTTTTGAAAGAAAAGAAGCATTAAGTGTAAAAGTTGAGTTTTTAGATTTTTATATTCAACATGTTGATATAAATTTAAAAAAATATTTTAAAAAGGAGGAAGAAAGGAGAGTAGCTGATGCTGTACTAACTATTTTTAAAAGCAGAGAAAATCTAGAAATTTTTAATAAAAAAGCCATATACATCTATATTAGAGAAATTACGGGCTTAGAAACCCCTATTATAACTAAGGTAGTTAAAAAAATGAGAAATTTATTTAATACCTCATATTCAAACTACCTTGATACTGGACATATTTATAAACATGAATAATCCACTTGATACAGTAATATTTGAGGGTAAAACATCGTCAGATGTATTTAAAGAAATTTATAATAACAGTAAGAAAAAAGATAAACAAATAAATTCTTTAATTGCTGAATTAAAACCTTTAATACAAAACATAGGAGATGCTCCAGTAGTTGTTCCTTTAATTAAGGAATACTTAGAAGTAAGTGTAAAAAATGATGAACACTTAATTAAAATGATGGCTGTTATCCAAAGACTCCAAAATAACGCTTCTTCAGGTGGGGGAGATTCATTACTTACAGATGAAGAATTAAAACAACTTCAACAAATAGCAGAAGAAGTAGCTAAAGATGAGTCGAACACAAATAAAAAATAAAGGTACAAGTCCTGGGGGGCCTAATAAAGGTAAAATTTTATCTACTCAAAAACGAGTAGTAGATATTATATTAGATGATAAACATCCCAAATATAATGGTCCTGGAAGTTTAGGATTAATATTTTTTTCAGATGTAGCAAGTGGGGAAACCACACTTGACCCACATACTCTCCCTACTGCTTTACCACTTAACAGAACCTTTTATCAATGCCCTGTTATAGGTGAAATAGTAGACATTACCCAATACGTTACAGATGATTATTATGAAGAAACAGGAGGTAACCCTTTTAGTACTAATAATTTTTATACTTTACCTATAAACGTACATAATAATAATACACATAATTCTTTACCTCCATCTTCTTTTAAAAAAAATAATTCTACCCAAGAATATACTACTAAACCCTCTAATACAGGGACATATGATGAAGAAGAATTTAAATTAGGACAATATTATGTAGATAAACCCCAACAACAACCCCTAACCACTACTGAAGGTGGTACTTTCTTAGAAGGGGGGTCTGGCCAAAGAATTCATTATACTACTACTGCCCCCGAAGGAATAAATAACATAAGTAATAATGTTACTGATGATCCAAACGATGACAACCCTACAGTAGGAGATCCTGCTATATTAATAAGTGTAGGTAAAAACGCTGGAGAAAATATTAATAATGATGATGGATCAATTTATGTTCTTACTAACCAAAATACTAATATAGATCCTGCTTCTAAAAATACTGATTCTTTAAAATCAGAATATACTCCTGTTCAAGATGATCCTTTAAAAAAACTTGAATTAGTTGAAATAGAATTAGAAGAAGAAGAAATTATTGAAGAAGAAGAAGATTTATTTGTAACTGGTTCTAATCCAGTAGTAGAAGAAACAGTTGAAGAAGAAAAAATCGAAAAAGATAATGAATTTTCAGATCCTGTATTTGATGCTTTAGATGAAGCCGTTGAAGAAGGTATATTAAGCGAATATGAAGAAAATCCAGCTACCGGTACAACAGATTTATCAGAAGAAGAAAGACAAGAAGTAGATAATTCACCTACACAAGAACTTGGTGGAGAAGAATATATTGAAGTGGGCAGTGGTAATACATTAATAATTAATAATAGTAAAGAATACCAAGACTGGAAATCAAAAGGTAAGGGTAAACAAGATTATCCTATGATTGTAAAACCTAAGAGAAGTGGTGGTAAAGAAGTTTTAGTTAACCCAAAATCTGTTTCAGATTTAATTAAACAACTAAAAGCAGATAACGTAAATTCAACCGGGATAAGTAGAATAAAGAACCTAGTCATACATGTATCTGCAACCCCTTTCCAAACACAACATGATTTAGCTAATTTATTTATGAATGCAAAAAGCAATGGACAAGGGTGGACACGACATGGGTATAATATTAGTATTGATGATTTAGGGGGATGTAATTATAATGTTAATTTAAAAGATCCAGGTAACAGCTATGGATGCGGGGGAAACATATTTGAAAATAAATCAAGCGAAGGAAGTGGAATAGTTACTAATAGGAATTCTATAAATATATCTTGGATAGGTGATGGTAGTTCAGTATTAAATAGACCCGAACTTGCAGAAGGAGGGACAACAAAACCAAATATAACATCAGCCCAAGCATATGCACTTGAACAAATGGTTTTATATTTTGTAGAAGCATTCCCTAATATAAAAGTGTTTGGTCATAATCAAATAACTTTATCGGGGGGATATGGTAAATCTTGTCCTACTTTTGACCCTGTTAAATATTTAACAAATATAGGAGTCCCTGATAAAAATATATATAAAAAACATATATATGATCATTCCCTACAACATTTAATAGATACATCTAATGCTAAATGTAAAGCCTTTCAAATAAAAAAATATGGGGAACCCTTTGATGTAACTAATAAAGACCTTTTTAAAAATTTTAAAGGTTACTATAATGGTACAAAATACTCTAATACAGCAGATTATGTATATAGATTAGCCTTTCCTTCAGAGCGAGGAATAAATACTTAATACTATGGCAACAGATTTTATACAAGAAGATTTATACGTAGGTAAACAAATTTTAATAGATAGTGATCGATTAGTATTTAATGGTCGTGATGATAGCATATTTTCAACCTCTAATTTATTTTTATTTAAAACCGAAGGTGAATTTCACATCAATACTAGAAAAGATACTTTTATTAATTCACCTAGAATATTTATTGGCCCTGTTGAAAATGGGGAAGATCCAAATATTCCGGCTGTTAAAAGTGATACTTTAAAATCTTTACTAACTGACTTAATTTTTGAGTTAAAAGTGTTTTTTAAAACCCAATACCCAAATACTTCGGGCTTACAAGGTCCTAACCCAGCGGTTAATAAGGGATTAGCAGTATCATTACTTAATGGTTTAGAAAGGGTAGAAAATAAATTAGATACTATTAAAAGCGACAAAGTATTTATAAAATGATAGATAAATTATTAAATACTATTACTAATAGAAGTGCTAATTCTTTATCTGAAGCTAGAGAAAAAGTAGAATTTGTTACTACACAAGACCCCAAAAGTTTTGCATTATCTAAAGTTCCTAATCCTAATGATTTAAAAACCAGATTAGCTAAAATTGATAAAACAGACTTAACAGAACTTCAAAAAGCCCAGGAATATTATAATAAAACTGTTACAAGAGTAGAAATTGCTATAGCCCAAATAGAAGCAAAAAAAGGAAAATTACTCCAGATAAAAGGCAAATTAGATGGTGTATTAATTAGTTTACAAATCTTTGAAGACATTACAGTAATAATTAGACCTGTATTAAATATAATTAAAGGAGTATTAGCAGGTATTGATGGAGCCCTCGGTGCTAGTACCAGTTTAGCAGCAAACGGCTTAGTTATTAATAAATTAGGTGAAAAGAAGAAAAATTTAAAAGATAATGTAAAAAAAGCTAGAGGAGCTATAGATAGTTTTAGTGATACTTCTTCTTTCTTTAAAAAAGAAACTGATAAAATAATGTCCCCCCTTGATAAAGCAATAAAGACTCTTGACGATATAATTAATAGGTTAAAAGCTTTATTAGCCCAGTTAAAAGCTTTATGGATTCAATTTGGTTTAGGTGTTTCTTTACAACAATTATTAGAAGAAATTGAAAATTCTAACCAAACACCGGAAGATTGGTGGAATGATAACGAATTTGAAGCTATACCTGGTAGTAGTGAAAAAGGAGATATTACTGTAGGGTCTGAAGAAGAAAGTGAAGAGAGTGAAGAAAGTAAAGAAAGTAGCGCTATTGCATTTAAAAGATTTAAAGGTTAATATTTATTAAAAACTAATAGAAATGAAATTAGATACATTTGAAAAAATTATTAGAAAAGTTGTGCGTGAGGAAATTGACCATGCCTTGAGGCGTGAAATTGCTTTGTTAAAAGAAGAATTAAACACACAACCCCAGCAACGTGTAGTTGAAACTAGAGTTAATTCTCAAGAGGCTGAAAGTTTTAGAGCAAAATTAAAAGAACAGATGCCGCCCCCCAACTTTAATACGGGTAATGGTGCTTTAGATTCTTTATTATCTGAAACAGCTTTAGCACCTACCCCAGAAGAAACATTTGCATCTAACGACCCTATAAATCAATTTATAAATAAAGATTATAGTCAACTTATGGAAGCTATAGATAAAAAAAGAGAATTTAGACCCTAATGGCTATTAAACCCCGCAAACTTGTTAGGATTGATCCTGTAGATGTAACTGATAAAACAGCGGTAGGGATACACTTTCCTTTTAATAAGAAAACAGTATTTACTTTAGATTATACTACTAAAGATCATGCTAAGTCTAAATTAGTTAATGTTTTATCTACGTCTCCAGGAGAAAGATTAAACCAACCTAATTTTGGGGCGGGTTTAAAAAATAGATTATTTGAACAACAAACCGAAATAGCAGAAGAAGATCTAAAGGCATATGTACTCCCTCAAGTAAATCAATTTGTTCCCGAAATAGAAATAAAAAATATTAATATAAAAACAGGAGGCATAGCAGGACACCAATTATTTGTTACCGTAAATTATTCTCTTGTTAATAATGAAGAAGAAGACTCAGTAACTTTAAGTTTTACAAATGATTTTGAAACTAATTACTAATGGCATATAATACTAATAATAATACAAGTAAAAAAGGCATAAGCTATTTAAATAAGGACTTTTCGGATTTTAAAAAAGCCTTAATTAATCTAGCAGAAGTATATTATCCGGATAATGTAAAAGACTTTTCTGAGGGTAGTCCTGGTACTATGTTTATTGAAATGGCTTCTTACGTAGGAGATGTACTATCTTTCTATACTGACGCTCAAGTACAAGAAACTTTTTTACAATATGCCCAGGAAAGAGAAAATTTATATGCTTTAGCTTATAATCTAGGATATAGACCTGTAATAAGTAATCCTAGTATAGTTGAATTAGAGGTTTTTCAACAAATACCCGCATCAAGTGGATTACCTGATTATCGCTATGCATTAAGAATAGCTAAAAATTCTTCATTCCTTCCTAATAACAACACAGAAATTAACTTCCTAACACAAAACGAAGTTAATTTTGCTTTTAGTTCATCTAATGACCCTACAGAACAAACAGTATATTCATTAGATGGAACAATTCCAGATTATTATCTCTTAAAAAAGAAAGTTAAAGCTATAAGTGCTGAAATCAAAACTAAGTCTTTTGATATAGGGGCTGCTGAAAGGTTTAAAACCCTATCATTAGATGATAGTAATATTATAGGTATACAATCAATACTCGATTCTGATGGAAATGAGTATGTAGAAGTACCTTATTTAGCACAAGAAACTGTATTTGAAGAAGTACCTAATACAGAAGCTAACGATCCCGAATTAAAACAGTATAATAATCAGGTTCCTTTTTTATTAAGAAATAAAAAGGTTTCTAAAAGATTTGTATCTAGATTTAGATCTAATACAAACCTTGAAATTCAGTTTGGTGCTGGCTCTATAGGTGATGAAGATACAACTATAATTCCTAACCCTGATAATGTAGGTTTAGGAATTAAAGATGGAAGGTCTTTATTAGATTTATCATATGATCCTTCTAATTTTTTACACACTAAAGCATATGGGGAAGTTCCTTCAAATACTACTTTAACTGTAACTTATTTAGTAGGAGGTGGAATTAATTCAAATGTAAATTCAAATACTATTACTAGAATAGGAGATGTAACCACAATTCCCCGACAAGGAGGATTAAATTCAGGTTTATTAACAGCAGCTGCAGATTCTGTAGCTTGTAATAACCCAGGTCCTGCTACTGGTGGGGGGCCAGGTGATACTGCTGAGGATATTAGATTAAATGCTATTGCTAATTTTTCTTCTCAACAAAGAACTGTAACTAAAGAAGATTATTTATTTAGGTGTTTAGCTATGCCCCCACAATTTGGTTCTGTATCTAAGGCATATATGGCTCAAGATACCCAAATATCACTAGATACTAATAGAAGAGTAACTAATCCTAATGCCCTAAATTTATATGTTTTAGGATATGACACAAATAAAAACTTAGTAACTCTTAATGAAGCCGCCAAAATTAATTTAGCCACCTATTTAGAACAATACAGAATGTTAACTGATGCCATTAATATCAAAAATGCTTCTGTTATTAATTTTAAAGTAGAGTTTGGTATTTCTGTAAGATCTGGATTTTCTAATGATAGTGTGTTATTACAAAGTATCCAAGCCTTACAAGATTATTTTAATGTAGATAATTGGCAAATTAACCAACCTATAGTAAAAGGAGACATAACAGGTATATTATATAATATAGATGGGGTATTAAATGTTAAAGACTTAGTTATAGAAAACAAATTTGGAGAAAACTTAGGTTATTCTAAGTTCAAATATGATTTTGAATCAGCAACAAGAAATAATACTATATATCCATCATTAGATCCAAGTATATTTGAATTAAAATATCCTAATACTGATATAATAGGTAGAGTAACATTATAAAACTATGGCACATTATTTTTTATTTCCAGAACAGGACACAACAATATACTCTCATCCTACGAGAGCAATATTAAATACAGGGATAGATGAAATTCTAACTTTAGAAGATGAAGAATCAAACACTGATTTAAATTTCTACCCTAGTAGAATCTTAATCCAATTTAAACAGGATAAAATTAATGATGTAATTCAAAATAAAGTAAATACTAATACATTTAGTGCCAGTTTAAATTTATTCCAAACAGAACATCGAGATTTAAGTGTAAATCAACATATACAGGTAAGACCAATAGCAGAAAGTTGGACTAACGGAACAGGAAGGTATGATAATTCTCCCACAATATCTGATGGTTGTTCTTGGATTTATAGAAATGGTAGCCCTGATGCTATATCTAATGATCCGTTAGGGGATAAGTGGCAAACCCATAGTTTTTCTCCTGGAGTAACCGCTAGCTATATAGATGCCTCCCCAGGAGGTACTAGTTTTTATTTTGATACTAGCCCTATTATAAATACTGGATTTAATGTAAGTAGGTCTTATGGGTATAACGATGATTTAGATTTATCTTTAGACTTAACTACACCTGTACTTAAACATGTTAGTAATAGTTTATTTGGTTCTATTTACCCTGAAGGTATAGAAAATAATGGATTTTTAATTAAAAGATCAAGCAGCCAAGAATTTACTGCTATAGATGATGGAGAATTAAATTATTTTTCTATGGATACCCATACAATATTCCCTCCATTTTTAGATATTTCGTGGGATGATTCAGAATATGATAGAGAAAAACATGGAATTAGTGATAACCAAATTAAAACTTCAGGGGAATGTTATGTTACTTTAAGAAATAATAAAGAAAAATTTAGAACTTCTGAAGAATATAAATTTAGGCTTAATATAAGAGAATTATATCCTACAAGAAAATTTACTACTACTTCAAATTTCCTAGACGTTAATTATTTTACTAGTAGATCATTTTATTCCCTAGTTGATTATGCTACTGAAGAAGTATTAATCCCCTTTGGTGAAGAATCAAAACTAAGCGCTGATGCAGAAGGAATGTACTTTAAAATATATATGAACGGTTTACAAGAAGAAAGATACTATAAGTTATTATTTAAACATGAAAACGATGATGGTATCCAAGTTTATGATGACAAATATTACTTTAAAGTAGTTAAAACATAATGGCTTACGGAACTGAAATACCAAATAATAAAGGAGTTGATACAGGAAAGGATATAACTATAGGAAAAACAACAATTTTCCGTGATACCCAAGGTAATCCTGTAAGCCCCGTTGTCCCTGATGACACTAATGATACCCCTACTGAACCTTCACCAGTAGGTGATATTAATTTTGTAAAAAAAATCTATAGTAAAACTGCTTTACTTTCTAAAGTAAATAATTCTTTTAGTGAACTAACTAAACCACCAGTTTCTATAGATATACCAGGATTTTTTAAAAGATATAATGAAATATTTTACGATCTTCCTAAAGAGGGAATCAATTCTCACTCGTCCTTAATTAAGGAAAGTACAGATTTTGTAAGAAATTATGTAGACCCTAAAGATGCTATTATAATAGGATTAGAACAGCAAATAATTGACTTAGAACGCCAATTAACAAACCCTGAAGAAATCCAAGAACACCCTGTGTTTAAAAATGGTACTATAGTTAAACTTAATGAACCCCATCAATATTATTATATGGACTC